GCGTGGCCGATGGCTTCGGTCGGGAACATGGCTCCGGGCGGGTTGTATCCGTCACTTCCCCGACCTGTCCGCTGCGTATGCTTTCCTCGGTGGTGTCCATTGGCTGCAAAGGTACGCCATATTCCGATCCGATGTGACCCTGCCGCATGGAAAATCTTTCCCTTGTATCGTTGCGGGTCTATTTTCTCCGGGACGACGGGTTTTCCGAACAGCAGGCGATCGATGGCCCTTCCCGCCGGTCTCTAAAATAAACCTCCTTTAACGGCTTTTCACTCGTCTTGTCATTTCTGTCCGACCCCATGAATTTCTCCCGATCGATGCGCGATCGGAATCCTGCACGCTGTGACCGCCGCCGTAAATTACGGCATCGGTAGCCCCGCTTTTGCCACTTGTACCCGTGTACCGGGAAAGTCTTTTGTCCGGCACTTCATTTGTTTCATACAGAATACCTTGATAATTCTAATCGTCGCCGCAGTTTCCTCTCCGCTTCGGCGCGGTTTGGTCTCTATTGAGGTATATTGCGCCTATTTTTGCTATCCCCGTAAAAAAGTGTGTCGCTTTTGATCAATCCGTTTTTTCCCTTGTCCCAGAGTTCGGAAATTTAATAACGCAAATACGGCCATTTATTCCATGACCCACAAAACTTATAACTATGTTAAAACCCAAATCGAATGAGAAGCCGAAGAAGCAAATCGGCTACCTCAAGCGGGCTCGCGAAATGCAAGAGCTTGCACACGCTAATTTCGAGCCCGAACGTGGCGACAAGTCGTTGTCTCGAATTCACAAAAACATCATCAAGCCCCGTTTCGGGAACACGTACCGTACGTTCCTTCGTGCGATGAATACCGATACGAGCGTGATCGAAAGACTCGAAAGGGAGCGTGATGAACGCGAACTGTGCAAACTTCGCGACAAAAACAGTTTAACTCAATCAAACAAATGAAAGATGGAAAAAATTCACAAAGTGCACTTTGCGTGCGGTGAACTCTACCTGTTTTCGGATGTTCCCCGGCTCCGGGTACAAAGAGTGTTGATATTCAACACTCTTTTTTGTTTGCATGACCGAGTGCATGACCTTTTGAGGAATGCCCCAGAAAATTGATAGCTCACTCCAACCCGTCGGCAGAGTGAGCTATCGCCAATTTCTTACCGCAAAGAAAGAAATTGCCCCCAAGATACGCAAAAAATGCGAATTATTTTATATGTAAATCATTCAATTCCCTTTTATTTTTCAATCTATTATTGGCGAAATATTTTTTCGTATTCCCGTTGCTTTTTAAGCAATTTTTTATCCTGCTGGCCAGATGTTTTCAAAGTCGCAATTTTGATGAGCCACGCGAGTAAAAATGTTCCGAAAAATGTAGCACTCAAAATCCCGAAAAACAAACTATCGAAAATAAGCCAAATTAAAAAAGTGAAAAACGAAAATATGAATGAAAAAGCCATCCATCCTCCGACAGTCATTTTGACGGGTTTTCCGTTTTCGGCTAACTCTTTCTGCGCTTTGGAATATCCCCCTGCGAAATAACTATAACCGCAATCCAAGCAAGTAATTTTTATCTTATTACTTCCGATGGTTCCGGCTGCTGCCCCTATGGGGCCGACCAACAAAGTGCCTGCGACGGCTTTTTTGCCGCTGAACCCTTTTTTGTCTACATAAACATTCAGACTGTTGCATTTGGGACATCTATTTTCCATAATTCGCGTTTTTTGTTGTCATTTGCTATGTTGCAGAACGGCACAAAAAAACGCAGGCGTCCCTCGTAAGTCAAGAGGCATCGCCAAACGCCCGAAATCCCAACAAGGAAACGCCCACGCAGAACGCAGGCGTTTCACCATTGTTTTTGAGATTTCTGTTGAAATTGGCGATTTCCTTGACCTCAAACAATAGCAAACGCTATTATAGTATATATTTCGCTACCAAGATAGGAAAAATTCCTCAATGTGCGAAAAATAGCATCCAGATACTACCGCTATATGACTTAAATAAGCCGCCGGGCCAGCGAAAGGATGTTTTTTCGGCATATGATAGCAACGACAGCCAGCAACACCCAAAACCCGCGCATCTTCGTCTGTTGCCACCATGTCAGTTTGCGCTCGACCTCGATTGTTTCGGTATTCGTCCGGTTTTGGTAGATGATGCTGTCCCGGTATATCACTTCCTTTTCGGTCGATACGGGCCGTTTTTGCGGCTTGTTTTCGAGCGAATGGAACAATGCTCCGTCCGGGTTGATTCGGGCGTCGGAAATGGCAAAAGACGTTTCAAGATGGCTGGTAGTATCTCGAACGGTTTGCCGCTCGCGTTCGGCAGGAACATCAACGAATACAGTATCGGGAATGCGCTCGGTACGCACAACCGTTTCGACCCGCACGCTGTCGCGCGTGGAAGTTGTCAGGTGTCGGCATGGACAGCAGGCGGTCATGGCCGCCAGAATGATGATGAAAAGAATGTTCTTCATTATGCTCGGAATTTGATGTCGTTGATTCTGTTTTTCCAACCCTTGAGAAACCGGGCCTGCGTTGGGTTGCGTCGCACGATGTCTTCCACAAACCTGATGCGTTCGTCGTGTATTCGGGCGAAAAACGCGGCAGGTACTTGGGCGTTGAGTGCTGCGATTGTCTTGGGGCCGACGATGCCATCGGCAACAACTCCCAACACGCGCTGCGGAATTTTGATGCCATGAACACCGGATGCCCACACCCAATCTACGAGGATGTTGGCAACCGATTGATTGTTGATTTGGTCAGCCCGCCACCTGTCCCAATACCCAGATTTGAAAATGTGCAGCCATTGGGCATCGGTGATATGCTTCAATTGCTCAACGGTCGCATCTTTGCCGTAAAACTGTCGGAATGTGCCGATAGTGATTCCTTTGTTGGTGGCCCCGCCTTTGTCAAGAGGGTCATTTACGAAACCGCCCTCCCATTGGAGGATGAACGGTTGTAATAATTCTGCGTGTGCCATGTGGTTTGTCAGTTATTTAGTCTGTGGTAAAAATCGAGTTTGATGTCGTCATACACCGCCTTGACGTTGGTGTAGGCGCGTCCGTTATTGGCTCCGCTGGGGTTGTATATTTCCTGCTCGATGACACGGGCAACCTCCTCAATCCATTCGGGATTGGTGTATGCGGATAATTTCCGACCCCGATATGTATAGCAATCGAATTTGCTGTTCCGGTCTTCATGCAGGTTGCGCAACAACGTCCGAATTTTCTGCGCTGTTGCCTCTTTGTCCACGATGTGATTTTCTTCCCGGATTTTTTTTATCATCCGGCATACCTGCTCGACGGCCAAATCAAAAAAACAATTCGACGTATTTTTGATGCGCATTTGAGTTTCAGGGCGCAACCCCTCCGATATGTCGGCCAACATGCTGTTCTGCATCCGTGTTTCATCCAGCAGGTCATTCATGGTATTCCCTTGTTGCGTGATTATTTTATTTATCAGCGATTTGAACCACTTGAAACAAGCCACCATGAGGATGGCAGATAAAATCAGGAAGAACGCCCCGGTAACGGCCATCATGCCTACGTCCCCGATGCTTTTGGCTACGGAGGTCACGGCCTCCACTTGTTGAGTGTCTATTTGTCCCATATCATAATTTTGTTAAAATCAACCCCATAGATGGGTGGCAATAACGATGAATGTAAAATTACCGTCGTTCCAACTTGCGTCGTCCCCGGTATATACCGTGAACGAATTGGCAGTACGCTCAATTACAGACGCATATACTCCGGGGCCGTTGTTGTTACGCAAAAGTTCTCCGCTCAATAAAACGGTATATCTATCCGCCGATGAGAAAGTACCGGACGGGAATTGGATTGTGCAATAATGAGGCGCGGCGGTCATGTAGGACAAAGCGCACTTTTTGTTGTCTGAATCCCGGAAATTTTGGTTGTATCTCTTTTGTTTAACGAGGCTCGGTATGCCTCCCGAAAATTCAACCTTACCCGCAAATACAGCTTTTAGCGGGAATCCCTCGCCGGAATTATTTATTCCATATCGAAAGCGATTCAACACAAGCCACCCTTTGAAGGTGGAACCCTCGCCGACGCCAATAATATCAACACCCTCATTCGCATTTACAATCAGGTCTTTTTGCATTTCGCCGTCCTCATGGAAATAATATCCCGTAGGAGCCGAGGCCGCAATAGGCCCCACCGAATTTTTATTACCCCATTTTGCATTCAAAATAACAGCTCTAAATCCATTATAATCACTTGTAAATGGAATCTTAAAAGCCGTATATAAATAGCTCACTTCCCCCGGAATAACTACGCAGTTGTTATTTTGCAGGCCATATGTGGACACGGTGATTGGCCCGTCGTCCGACAAAGAAAAATACCCGTCCCGGAATGGGGTACGAATAGAGCCGTCTATAACTACGTTTGTGAACGTACCGCCTTTTGCCTTGATATTTCCATCGGCATCCCATGTGATATTGCCTTTGGCAAGTTGTCCGGAACCATTGACCCCGCTGATATAAACCATAGTTTGACCCGCGCTATTTGCCATTTGTATTGTCGCATTTTTCAAAGACAAGACATTGGCAATGGACGCATTCCAATCAATATATGCCGAGTTGTTGCCGATTCTGAAAGCGTTGTTTAGGAAGTCAATATAATTTTGTCCATTGGCCGAAACCACTTTTTTTGTAACCACCTGTCCCGGTAAAACTTCGGTGTAGCCGTACAACGACACATAACTGCGTACCCCCTCATAGGCGCTATTTAATACCCCCATCAAAAGGTGATAATAACCGGACACACCTTTCATGGCAATCGCATTTTCGCTGATGTAAAATGTGCCTGTTGTGCCCGTTGCGCTGACTTTGGCATACAAGTAATATCGTTTGGCATCGTCGAGCGCCGGAGTGGTGAATGCAGGGATGTCCCAAAAGCGATATTCATTCGCGGCGTGCCCGGACGAAATGGTATCAATGCCCAACGTCATGTGCTGGATGATACCTGCCGGGGCAACGAGAACGCGGGTTGCGTCGTTATAGGTGACATTATGAGCAATCTCAACGGGATTGGTTTTGTTGTTCACGAATTGAAATTGCAGGCTCTCATCCCCGATAAGCGCCGCCATCGTCTGAACGGCGATGGGGTTGATGTTGTTGGTGAAATTGTCGAGCAGGGCGTCGCCCAGCATTTCAATCGTTTCGAGCGAATCCCGGAAACGGCGCTTTGTGAATTGTAATGCCTTGCGGTATTGGTCATCCACTACGACCTCCGTTTCTTCGATTTTATTGAGTTGGGAAATAAATGAATTGCTGACGGTTTCATTTGATAATTCAATTTCCGGGCTGTGTGGAGTGTTGATATAATCTTTGATTCCGACGATGCGGATGGCAACACCCTCGGTTAGAAATTGTGAATCGCTGAAAAGAACATACCCACCGAGGCGAATCCGCCCGCCGATATTGTTCCAATCCTTTTTCGACCATATACCGTCCAATTCGCCCGTGAACGAAAATTTCTGCTCCTCGTTGTCGTAAAAATACTTCGCGCTTTCGCGGAACATATCCCATGATGCGCCGGATTTGCTCGCGTTGTTGCAAACGTAGGCATCTGGCAATGCGATGTGGAAAACGGCATAGGTATCCCCAATCACAGGCTTGAACGTGCCGTTCGGCATGGTTTGACCGTCGATGTCCTGCGGTACGATTTCAAAACGCCGGGCGGCCTTGCCGCTTTTTGCCTCATGGTAATATTTAACCTCGAATTCTTTTCCGGCCAACATCCCCGATTGGAAAATAACAGTCATCGTTTCGCCCGCCATCAAACAGGCGTTATAATCAAGGTCGGCAGGAATCGCGCTATCAATGATGTCGTAGAAATTCTTGGCGGCATTGACGGTTTCGACGGCGCTGATGGTTCCCACCCGTTTCGGATAGATATGCGAACAATCGAGGCTGTCCTCCTCTTTCGTCTGCAATGCTTTATCGGCCCGCCGAATCGAAAGTCCGTCGGAATCGGTGATGTAAGACCGGGCAATAGCCGGATTGAAACCCTGCTCGTCCTCGAAATGCGTACCGTCAAATCTCAATGTCGCATTTCGGGGCAATAACAGCGATTTGTTGCGGTATTTGCTGGGGTCGATGTTGTCCTCCCCACCTTGCACAAAAAGCACCTCAACGGGCTTGGAATCGCTGAAATTCGACCGTCCGACGCCGGGACGGAATCCATTGCCTTTGCCGTACGAAAGAGGCAGCGGATTATCTTTGTTGTATTCGAGTTTCCGCAAATGGATGGTTTTACCGACAATTTCATATTCCGTATTGAATTCGTCGGCCATTTGCCCCAGCGCATCAATGCAGAATGCGTGGTTGTAAGATATGAGCTTTTCAACGGCATCAATACAATCGCCAACCCGCCAGCCAGATTCCCGCAGGTTCATGTTGTCCACGAGCATTTGTAGGTGTTCATGTGGACGGGCCGTATAGGGAAATTCGAGCCGCTTATCGACCGTGTTTCGGAATTTATATTTTTTGAGCTTCGCTTGTGCTGCTTCCATCACGAGCGTGTACTCGAAATTCCGGGTGCTGTTCTTTTTGAAATTGCCGGGTTGTTCCAATTCATAGCGTTCGCCCTCGAATTCCGCCCATGCGCCGACCGGAATCTCGACGTGCTGCGCCATCGAGAAATGCAGGGTCAGGGCGTGTTCGCCCTTGATGGCCCTGTACCGGTAGCTGTCATCGTTCACGGCGATGTCCAGCGTTTGGTTCAGCTTGTCGTTGAGGTGAATCGTCATGTCAGGTAAATTGGTAAATCTTTCCGTTTCCGCACTTCGTGCATCGGATGGTGGTTACAAATGGAAATTCGTCTTTGGGAATTTGGTTGAGTACGTTTTTGATGGCGGTGGAATTGGTGAAAAATTTGCCATCCGTTCCGTCGAGCCGATAATGCACCAAACAACGGCCATCGCCATGCGGGGTCGTCATGTTCGGGATGAAATCCAGAACCTCGATTTCGCAGTTTATCACCTCGGATATGGAAACCTGTTGGCAGTTGAACATCTTGCGGTCATCCTCTTGCTTGATGCCTAATTCGCTAAACCGTTTCATGCTATTGAATGTTGAGAGTTGAACAATCCGCCTCGATTTGCTCCTTGATGGCCTTGCGGTCAGCGAGGAACGATTTGTAACGGGCAATGTATTCTTTGGCCGCAGCGCTCGTTACGTTGCCAAAAACGCCCTCTTTTGCCGCATTGTAGTCGTTGATGAGCTTCTTTTCGTAGTCGTTCGGCCAAAGGGATGTAATCACCTTTTCCGTGATTTTATCTTTGGTTACTGTGCCCCACACAACAATCTCGTCACACTCCCATTTGGTCGTCGTGGCGGCTGTGTCGTTATCTGCACCGGAGGAAATTTCGACCTCTCGGATGTTCCAACGGTACATATATGAACCGTTGTTGTTGGCCTCGAAAATTGAGGGTTTAGAATCGTAGAATGCCATGATATTCGGATTTTGTTATTGTTTTGAGTAAGTGTTTGGAATTGCTGTATTTAGCCCATCCGAGCCAACTGCATAAACGCTGCTTGTATTCTTTGGCAGGAACGCCATGACGTTTGTTGAGTTTG